TAGCGCGTATTCGCGGCATCCCCTACCCGGCGATTGTGGACAAGGTGGCCGAGATAATGCACGCGTTGAAGGATCAGGCCGCCCTTGTGGTCGATCAAACTGGAGTCGGAGCGCCGGTCGTCGATTTGTTCAATCAGGCCGGCCTCAATCCTGTGGGCGTGCTAATCCACGGCGGCGACAGAGCGAGCCACGAAGGGGGCGTGTGGCGCGTCCCGAAGCGGGACCTGGTGGCCTGTCTGCAGGTGCTCTTCCAAAGTGGGAGGCTAAAAATCAGCAGTAAGCTACCACTCGCAGAGGCGCTGCAGGCCGAGCTGCTGAATTTCAAAGTCAAGATCGATCCGGCCACGGCGCACGATTCGTACAGCGCGTGGCGAGAGCAGGATCACGATGACATGGTACTCTCTGTGGCGCTTGCTGCGTGGTGGGCCGAACGCGGCGATGAGCAAATCACGCTCGAGCTGCCCACACAGGCCATATTCCGGCCATACGACATAGGCAGCAGAGAAGAGCAGATGCAGAAATGGCAACGCAGGCGAACCGGCCCGGCGCCGATGAATTATTATTGAGGAGTGATATAAATGAACACAAAAGAATTTCTGGAATACTGGGCTGCCCACCCGGGGCAGCAGGACGACGGGAAAGCACTGTACGACAAATACCAGCGAGCACAGGCGGCCGTAGAGGAAAGCCGGCGGAAGACGCTCAAGTACATCATCCCCGTGAACGGCTCGAAGGGCTGGCATCCCGGGTTTGATCCCGAAGCCACGGCCGAGATTGTGGCCCTGGCGGCCGAGATTGAAGCTGCGAATTCCACCCTAAAATCGATATCCCAAGACATCGAGGAGTTCATGGCTGCGGTCGGTGGGCCGGTGGTATCCGTGCTTGCCACAAAACGCGCGGAAGTTATGCGCCACCTGGCAGACGGCCGGTATAAGGCCAAGGCGGCGGGCATCAAGGCGGGTAATCGCTATCCTAACTTGAGTCCTGCAGAGATTAGAATGCAGGATGAGGTAATGCGAGCTGATATCGCTTTTGAGGAAATACGGGAAAAACTTGAGCCGGAGCTGACCGACTTGGAGGCGCGGATCCACAAGGCGCACGAAATCGCTATGCGGTGAGCCAAAAAAGTTCTATGACATTTTTACTGGAATTGGTGAGAATGCCATAGAACTTTTTGCCGTGTGCACGGTCGCCGCATGTTTTTATTCGAGGTCGATTTAAAAGCGGTTTTCAGGGGGTATTTTGATCGGGTAGGCATATATGCCCGGGCCGGAGGAGATTTTCCCGGAAACGCCTTGTACAAGCGGCCTGTAGGCCGGATATGCACTTCCCACAGGGGGGATGCCGGCCGGATATGGCCTTTTCTGTGGGTGGCATGTAGGCCGGAGTAGCTGACAGTAGCAAAACATTTCCGAAGATGCCACAAAATCGATATCATGATCAATCGCTATCAGGCGGCACATGACATTATTATAAATATGTTCTTGGGGCCGTAAAGTGTGGGGTTGTGCGACGGGGCGGGCTCATTCCTATAGTGCATGGAATGAAGGAGTTGGTAGAAGAGGATTTTTCAATGGAGCGGACTTTCTAATTTTGTGTTTGAAGTTGTGAGAATGGGGTATTTACTACCAAATTTGGTATTGGCGGTGATCTTATCTCTTTATATACACAAAAATCCATATGATTTTATTAAATTCTACTCATATCGTTTTATATACATCTTATTCTATCTTTCTCTTTCTCAGACTAAAGCATATCATAAACAATCTGATAATCGCAGATTGTTATTCTTTATAATTTTGGCCCGATTATTGTCTTGCTCCCTGCTCTTGATTAACCACCAATGCCAAATTTGGTAGTAATTAGAGAAATTGTCTTATCCTGATAGCCGCGGCCCTCTTCCCCTTAACTGTGGTCCATCCTATCTCAAAACGGCCGTCATGCAAGATAAGCGGCTTAAGCTGCCTCATTCTTTCCTTGCTCATTCCTAAAAGTCTTGCAGCTTTCGCGATGCTGACCTGTTGGCTGTGATCTTCAACCATAAGCCGATAGAGAGCGTCTATGTGAACGGTGGACTTCTTGGTAGTAGTCGGGGCGGGTGGCCTCTCCAGCTTCGCGATCCTTTGCCTGTCTTGGGCGATATCGCAGTATATCCTGGTGACGTCTTGCTCCTGCAGGCTCTCCACAGCGGTCATCCTGGCGGCCATAGCGGCCATTTTTTCATCCTGGGCCGCTACTGTGGCCCGGAGGTCATCTATCTCATCCTTGAGGGCCAGGGCGTCCTGCACAACCCCGGCGGGCACAACCACAGGCTGATCGCGGGGCAAGCTTAATATGTCTTGAATCGACAAGGTATCTGTTGACATTGTAGTTCCTCAAAATGTCGTTTAAGCTGTTACAGGGAGACATTCAACGTTTCCCTGTCGGTTTAATTCCTTCGCCTTTTCTGCTCTTAATGTCTTGAGTTCATCAAACAGCCTATCGCATATCGACGCCAGGGTATCCCCATATTTTCCCTCTGACCGCATGAACTCCACGGCGGCCACCGACAGTTTTACTGTAGTTTGGTCCATACTCTAAACTAGGGTTCAAATCTATTTAAACCTTATGTTGGGTTTAATGATTAAACAAAGGTTTAAATAGTATAAGCGCATACTGCTGTCTGAGGTAACTACAATGGAAAAAACAATCCTGAACCCGGAAAACCCAGTAACGCAGTCAATCGATAGCGTAAGAGCCCTTTTAGCCTACCTGCACCGGCCGGCGGACCCGCTGCCTTCCTTCGTGGAGCTGCAAAACCATGTGCGGCTGACGCTCAGCAAGGACAAGAAGGCCTACTACCTCACCACCCCGGCCGGCTGCTCCTGCCCGGCCCGCGCATTCAACCCCGGCACGCCCTGCAAACATATGAGAGCCCTAGAGCTGTCTGTGGAAGATGAGACGGGGGACCTCCTGCCGGAGCGGGCACAACCATTCAGGCCATATGACGATGACAAGATGCCGCGATTGGTGGCCCGGCCCGGCGCGGTGGTGGCTTAGATGAAGGCCACCACGTACCAAAAGCGAATCATGGTAGATCACGCCCGAAAAGCCGAAAAGTGGCTTACAAACAGCCACAGCAGCCACAATCAAGACCTGAAGATATGCACCCTTCGGTTAGGGATGTTTCACGGGGAGCGTTTCGTAAAAGCGGCGAATACCTATTTGGACACATTGATTCAGGAGGCGGATTGAACATGAAGCAGATAGTAGAATACGTGAGCGGTGAAGGCGGCCACATTGACCTTTTCGTGCTTGAGCACGACCCGGAGGCGCATATGGCCGCGCTGCTGGCGCTGATAGATGAAGAGGTCACGATATTATCCGTGGATGCGGATACAATCCGGGCGCGGATTGAGCCCGCTGATCAGGAGCGGCTGAAGGAGCTGTTGGCCAATGGCTGGCGGTTCTCCGGCCGGGAGGAGACGGTATGATCCCTTCCGACTTTCCCACAGCTTCGGAGCTGCAACAGCAGGCCGACTGTGAACTTGCAGCGGCCTTAAGCTCCTTGGAAGGGCCGGTAACCCTGGAGGAGGTAGACGCTGCCCTCCAGGGCAAGGTGGCTGAGTGGTGGTACCTCCCGGCATGGCCAGGAGACGAAGAGCCGCCGGCTGGAACTCCTGCAGATACACGGATTCAGGCCAGGGGGTTGAATGGAGCCATCACCCTGTGCGGTGTGAGGCTGAGCGTGATATTTCAAAAGGAGGCGGTCTAATGGCCTCCGATCCACTGGGAGACCTGATCAGCAAGCTAGAAGAGATTCAACCTCTTGCTCAGTCTGTGGCCGCTCTTCGGCAGTCCACAATCGAACAGGAGGCTGAGGCCTTGGATGCCATCCTGGAGAAGATCAGGCCGCTTCTAGCTGTGGTCGCCCGCCAGGTGCAGGTGGCCTACCACGACTCAGGAGAACAGTTCAGTACTTCACATGAGGAGTACCACGACAAGAGGGGCCTGGTGCTGCTAGACCGCTTCGGCCAGGAGTGCTACGACCGGGATACCAGGGGGGCGTACACCGGCTACCAGCTAATCCTGTGGCAAGACGGCACGCTGTCCTGTCTGGAGCGCGTAGGCGAGTGGAGCCGGTGGCAGGGTGAACCCTCCGGGTGGTACATCGACAAGGAGGAGGATCTAACCACAGAGCAGGCTGTGAGAAGGTACGGCCTGGCTGCAATTGTACAAGGCCTGGCCGATGAGATTGTGGAGGCATCGGAGAGGCTGAAGAGCAAGCGGACCGACTATGAGGCCAGGCTTGCCATGATCGCCAGGATGCGGGAGGCGATGGGATGAAGCCCGACCATGCCGCCCTTGTGGTAATGCAGGCGCTCAATCTGACCGCATCGATTGCGATACTGTATATTTTTGGATAGGTGGGTGGTGGTGAACGACTGAGCAGAGGTTTGACGATGCCGGGCACATTATACCCCGGCCATCGCGGAATAGGGCGGCCAGGATTGCCTTAGGCCTGGCTATATGGGCTTTTTCCCTGTGGCTGTTTATTCAGTACATCAACCTGATAGGGAGGCCTTGAAGATGGAAGAGGTAGATACAATATCGATTGAGGATCTTGAGGCGGCCGCCCGGGCGGATATAATCATGGAGAAGGAAGGATATGAAGGATGGCTCCGGCGGCAGCGTGAAGCGGAGGCCTGGTTAGCTGCCCGGCCGGGCATCAGGGAGAACTCGGAGGGTTTTTGATGACATGTGATGATCGACAAGGTGACTGTCAGGCCTGCCAGGATAGGGCTCCAGGGTGTTGCATTATTGAGGGGAAATATGAATACTACTGTTTCAAATTCAGCTTCAGCCCTAGAAGGCCTTTCAAGGGGGCGATGCCACATGACCCGGACATCTAGCGCCCTGTACCGGGCGGGCCGGACCGCGCGGGATGCTGAGGTCCTGGCATCCGGCGATCCTAAGAAGATGGCTCGCAGGCTGAAGAATAAGCTAATAGGCCGGACTCTGAACAAGCTGCGAATCTGGCGGTAAGGGGAATGGCAGGCCACATACGGAGGCGGGCCAGGTAGAAGAATAGCGCCATTTTTATAATTTCTGTACAGGCCAAAATCAGCGCGAAAATTTGCAGGCAAGGTGATTATGCCTGCCACGCCTGTTTGTACGCAAAAACGCTCTGTACACGCAGTCCCACGGGATAGCGGGCCATCTGCGGGAGCGCCACGGCCGGGCGCCCGCGGAGAGGAAATTCAATAAATCGCATATGCGAGAAAATGGCCTTTTTTCAACACGTTTGCGGGCGGCGGCGGGTTTTTCGTCGCGCACAAACGCGAAAAATCAGCATCAGATGGCATTTTCGGCATCAGTGAAGCATGTGAAAAATGGTGCGGTAATGTTTACGTAAATTGTACCAGCCCACACAGCGATTAATCAGATTGTAACAAAACGGGAATCGCTATCAAGTACAGCAATTGGATCGAGGGATGCCGGTTTTTTTGCAACAAAAAATTTCACTTAATTAGGGGAGAGAAAAAATTCAGCAAAGTAGTTGTGCGGGCACGGTTAAGGTAGAATAATGGTGTTTGCGGTGGCTCAAACCCGATGTTTTCCAATAACACACGTTAATCAATCGGAGAATTCTCACATAATTAGCCACAAAAGGGAAAGCACAAAGCGATTCCTGCCTGGTGGAGGTGCTCTAGGGCGGGCAAGAATACCACAAAAAAAAAGTAAAAGATCGAGCACGGTTGGATAAAAAGAAAGTTTGCATAATTAGGGGAGGATGTAATTTCAAGCGCCGCTTCACTCCGGCGGCGCGTGTTTTTTTTAACGATCATCAGCAAATAGCCAATTTGTAGGTGAATTTAAATGCGAAAAGTGGAATTCAACGAGCAATTGACAACGAGATTGTCAAAAGAGCAGCGTATAATCGTCGAGAAGATCGCCGCCCAAAAGAACATGAGCTTAGGACAGGCCGCGAGGTACCTGTTGGACCTTGGAATAGAGGCGATGAACGACATCCGCGCCGCCAAATCCGCGGTCGCCGGATCGCGAAAACAGAATAGCCGAGTTTGAACACAGAAAAGATTTGAGTACGCCCGGTGGTCGCCGGGCGGAACTCATATTGTGGACGTGTATATATGGTAAATGAAGCCGATGGTATAAAAGAGTTCTCCTCATTTAGTGAGGAGAAGGTTTTGGAATCGTGGATAGGAAAACACATTATCGGAGTGCTTGAGAGCGGGGCGAAGTTCTACGGAACTCTCGCCGCATTTAACGAGTTCCAACTACTTTTGATAGGCAATCGCGGGCAGCATATAATAGTCAAACGCCGGAGAATCACGAAGCTGGAGGCGGTTTAGATGGCCGCCGTACCCGAAGTATTCAATCAGCCCCGCGCGGGTTTTGTGCTGCTGCCGAAGGGGAAGAAGACCCCGCCAATTGAAAAGGAATGGCAGGAGCACCCACATACTTTTGATGAAGCTGTCGAACATGCCGCGAAGGGCGGCAATATTGGTATCATGGCCGGCGGCGGCTTTATAGGCCTAGATCAGGACGATCCCGCGGTTTTTGAGGCCCTTAACCTGCCAGCCACTACCAAGTGGCAAACACGGCCCGGCAGATATGGGCTGCTGTTTATGGCTGATGATATCACCGAAGCACTGGCAGCCATAGGCAAGAAGCCGGAGCAGGCTCAGCTTTTCCTATATAAGGACGGTAAGCATTGTGGCGAAATAAAGCTGCAGCGAACATATCAGGTCATACCACCTTCGCATAAATACGTCGACCCGGACACCGGGGATACGGTGAAGCCTGAAAAGGCCCGGCCGGAATTCAAAACTCCTTATGTAATGGTGAATGAGCTACCTCCGGCAGCAATTAAGGTAGCTGGCATCCTGCAGGCTCCCGGAATATCGGTAGGCACTAAGCTAGAAGAAAAAACCGCGAAAGTAGAAGCGCTTCTTAAGGAGCAACAGCAGAAGCGCGTGGCGGCTGCAGTAGCTGAGCAAAAGGGCACCCCGGGGTGGATGGAGCAGGCGGCCGGCCGCCAGGCGGCGCGTGAGCGGGCCTATGCTGAAGCTGCGCTGCAGGACGAGCTGGCCACCATACACAACACAAAAGAGGGTGCACGAAACGATCAGTTAAACAGATCCGCCTTTAACCTGGGCCAATTCGTAGGTGCTGGGCTGCTGCAGGAGAGCATGGTGGTTAGCGCCCTTCGTGGTGCGGCCAGCCAGATAGGACTTGAAGAAGGCGAAATTGACAGGACTATTCAAAGCGCCCTTAAATCCGGCATGGCACAGCCACGCGAAATACCTAAGATATCAAGGGTAACGCCAGACAGCCCGGCCGGGGCCATAGGGGTAGCGCCGGATGGCAGGGTTCGACAGGTCAAGGAGCAGGACGGGAACAAAACCCTGGCCTGGATATCCGACTGTGCCCTTTACATCAAGGTTGAAACACGAGCAAAAGAGGCTACTGAGTTTGTATTTTGCGGTAAAGGTGCTGTGGACGGCCGGGAGGTAACGTTTACGCTGCCGGCGGCGGACGCGGCCGATAACCGGAAGTTCCGGGCCGCCCTGGTCAATGCTTTTGGAGCTAAAAACAGGGTAGGTAAGCTCAATTTTGAAACTGTGCAGGGCATATCTACAAACCCGAAGGTGATTAAGCGGGTTGAAGTCCCGGCATGGGAGGGCAGCACCCCATATCTGCCAGGACTGGGAACTGATGAGGTTGAATTCCGGCTATCTTCTAAGATCCCGGCTGAGGTATATGACGGCGACCTGCAGGCCGCTAAGGATGCTCTTCGGAAACTCCTCAAGGTCCACAGGTACGCTCCTATCCTGGTGGCTGCCATCTTCGGAGCGCCGGCCATCGCCAGGTGGCACCGGAAGGATAGGTTCGGCCTGGGGTTGTGGGGCCTAACCGGGACGTTAAAAACCAGCACGGTTTTAGCCGCCACGTGCGTCTATGGGCCGGGATACATCGATGAACCCCGACTCAAGGCGGGGCAGCATGGATCAACGGTAAACGCGGCAGCGGAAATATTCGCCGCGGCAGGGTTCTTGCCACAGCTATATGACAACCTCAAGGCCGTGAGCACGAAGGATGTAGAAGGCTACGTAGGCCTGATCCATGCAGTCCTTGAAGGAGGAGAGAAGGCCCGGAGTAAGAAGGACGGCGGACTGAGGGATGCCAGGGAGTTCTCATGCACTCCCATCATCACTGGTGAGGTCCGGCCGGAGGAGGCGGCGACTTCGGCCAGGGTGCTCAATCTGAATTGGGGCGGCGCTAACCCTGGGGTTCTGTCCGAAGTGCAGGCCCAATTTGATGTTCTTCCCGTTCTTGGTTATCACTGGCTGAGGTTCCTGTCCACCAAGAGCACAATGCCTTTTGATCGCACGAAGGCGGAAGAGTTCACGCAGAAGCACTACGTAAACCCTAACCGGCTGGCTACTATCCACGGGCTGCTTACCGGGGTTTGGGCGCTACTGGAGGAGGCCTTCGGGGATGTTATCGCCGAAAGGACGGCAGACTTCAAGGCGGCCCTTGATGACGCTACACAGGTGCAGGGTGCGGCCGTGAGCGAGGAAACGGAAGTAGCCAAATTCCTAAGCGGCCTGGAGGAGCTGCTGGCAGCGAACCCCGGGCTGCTTCAGTATGTGGATGGCATCAAGACCATTTCCGGGGCTGTAATCGGCCGGTGGATGGAAGACGGGATATTCCTGCTGCCCACTGAGACGCTGAATGAACTTGATAAGATCCGCGCCTTCACGCAGAAACCCTCCATTGACAGCCTGACTGAAGCGCTAGACAGTATGAGGCTTCTTATCCGGGACCCGGACGGGGTGCATAAGAAATACAGAATGCGACTCAACCAGGGGAACCCGCGGGGATGGTATCTTAGATGGCCGTTAAAGGGCGGGGATGGAAACGTGCCCACAGGGAACGGCCTGGGGAACGGTTCGGGGAACACCAAAAACGGGGGCGGCAGACCCGATGTTCCCAAGTTCCCACTGTTCCCTCAGAAAATGAGCAAATGTTTTTTTGAGGGGGACTCAGAGGAAAATCTTGAGGAAGTTGGAGAAGAAAAAACTTTTCAACAAAACAGCGGGAACAATGGGAACAATGGGAACAGATATAGTAATAATAAGGTTATAGATATTGATTTTGATAGTAAAAATTTGTTCCCAAATACGTTCCCAACAGTTCCCACTCCCTCCTCCGTGGATAGCTCCACCGCCGAAGATGCCACCGCGCAGGACGCCGCGCGGGATCAGCACTTTATCGAGAAAGCCGCCGAGATATCTGGCAAATCGCCGGACGATACTGACACAGACACCTCATCCGATAAACATGCAGATGATAGTGGCGGCCATGGCCGCGGTGAGGTCCGAAATGACCCGGGCTTCCAGACCTTCAAGGAGCGGATAAGTCGGAGGAAGTGCATTCTCTGCGGGAGAAGCTTCCCTTACGACCTCACCAGATACGATGACAAGGACGTGCACGGCTATGTTTGCACAACATGCCATATGCAGGGACCTCCGCCGGTGCAGGAGAGCACTAAGCAGGAGAAGTTGCTATGAACTGCGTTATCTGCGGCCGGCCGCTTGAACTGGACCGCAAAATTGCACTGCTGCTGTTTACTGTCGCCAGCCGGAAGGGCCGGTTTAAGGCCTCCGAAATAGAGGAGGAGGTCGCCCGACTGTGCTATCCTGCCGCCGAAGTGGACGCCGTTTTCCGCAAGCTGCTGATGGCCGGCCGGTTTGTGGAGGTAAATATGACAGATGCTGGAGGTGATGGTCTTGAAGCCTGAGCTTCGCCGACTTCTTGACGATATCAAGGAGCTTGAGAAAATGCCGGAGATTGAGAAGCAGTATTATTGTGGCGAGAGGGGGAAACTTACCAATGGGAAGAACATGTACGGTATGCGGCCATAAGGACGTTGAAGAAATCAATAAGCAGCTCCTTTCCGGTCCGCCGTTGCGTACCATAGCGGCCCAATTCAATCTAACAAAAACCTCTCTCATCCGTCATAGAGAGAGCCATATACCGGATTTATTATTAAAATCAAACGATATTCAAAACATTACAAGTGCGGATGCCCTGCTGGCCCGGGTGGAGGAAGAGGCTGGATTTGTCCGAGATATGAGAGAGGCGGCGAAGGCTGAAGGTGATATTGAGCTGGCGTTAAAGGCCGTGGACCGGGCGCTTAAATGCGTCGATCTTTACGCCAAAATCCGGGGCCTGATTCAAACACAGCCACAGGTAAACCTGCAGCAGGTAAACATCTATAGCAGCCCGGAGTGGCGCGCGGTGGGTGAGGTCCTGGCCCGGCTTCTAGCAGGTCACCCGGAGCTCAAGGCCGCCGTGGCCGCTGAGCTCAAGGCCTTATCGGAGGCTCAGCAATGAGCCTGAATGAAGCCGCCTACATTCTCGATCCGGCCCTGTGGGCGCGGGAGGTCCTGGGGCTGCATCCCGACCCGTGGCAATCTGAAGTTCTCCGAAGCGATGCAAAACGGATACTACTCTGTTGCAGCCGCCAAAGTGGCAAGTCCACAATCACAAGCGCCCTGGCGCTGCATGTGGCTATATATAGGCCGGGCAGCCTGGTACTCTGCCTGTCTCCCACATTAAGGCAGAGCGGCGAATTATTTCATAATATAACCCGTTTCTACGGCATTGTGGCCGGCAAATTCCCTGCAGCGGCCGAGAGTGCTCTCCGGCTCGAGCTGGAAAATGGTAGCCGCATTATCAGCCTGCCCGGGCAGGAGCAGAACGTGCGCGGTTATGCGGGTGTCTCCCTCTTGGTTGTGGATGAGGCGGCGCGGGTGCCTGACGACCTCTATTATTCCGTCCGTCCGATGCTAGCGGTAAGTGGCGGCCGGCTGATCGCTTTAAGTACACCCTTCGGTAAGCGCGGCTGGTTTTGGCGTGAGTGGGTAGAGGGACAGGGTTGGGAGCGGCACAAGATCACGGCGGCCGAGTGTCCGAGGATCAGCCCGGAGTTCTTGGAAGAGGAGCGGCGATCCATGCCGGCCGCATGGTTTGCGGCAGAGTATATGTGCGAATTCACCGAGGCTGTGGATAACGTTTTCAGCTTCGATCAGATAGCTGCGGCGGTAACTGATGAGGTCGAGCCTCTATTTGGGGTTAATAATAATGTCTAAATTTTATGTTGGGTTGGATTTGGGGCAGTCGAATGATTACACCGCCGTGTCGGTGCTTGAGCACGTAGGCGAAGAATACCACGCGCGCCACTTAGCGCGTATTCGCGGCATCCCCTACCCGGCGATTGTGGACAAGGTGGCCGAGATAATGCACGCGTTGAAGGATCAGGCCGCCCTTGTGGTCGATCAAACTGGAGTCGGAGCGCCGGTCGTCGATTT